AAATATAAATTATCAATGACTTGCCAGACCCGGTCGGGCTGAGAAGAAGTGCCCTGCCATTTTTTATTGAGTGTAAAACTGCATCTTTTTGGTGTGGATAGGGATCTATTTTGTGATTATTTGCAGAAAGATTTAAAGATTCTATAAACTCTTCGATGCCACCTGGGTACCCGGGTGATGACCCTGGAGATGATACATGTGACACATCAAATGTATAATTTCTATCTTCACAGAATGAAATTACATAATCTAACAAGCCCTTGTATATCACCCTGGTATGAGTGTTATATAACCTTATCTTTCCGTCCCATTTTCTTTTCTTATATGCTGGGGTGAATTGATAATTGGGGACTGTGAAAGTAAAGAAATCTGACAACTCCTTTGCTATAGATCTTTCACAATCTACCTTAATATAAACATCATTTAGATCGGAGATCTCTGCGTCCATTATTGAATTCCGTGTGTAAACTTCATCCAGTCTATCGCTGCCCGAATGTTCCATTGTCTGCCGTTGATTGACTTTACTACAGAGTCTAGGTAATTAATCTTTTCCTCTTGCATGCGCACAATGGCACGCGAACGAAGTATTAATGTGTCGGATTCTAGGAACTTATCAACATCTGATTTGAGTATATTCAGACCGAATGGTTCCCAATCGTTTTCTGTTAGTTCCTCTTCGGACATCTTACCTGTATAGTATAACCATTTCTTCCTAACCAATACTCTTAATTCCTGTTGGTACTTCTCCAACATAATCTTTTCGTCGGTAAGAAAGACCAGGTATTTGTTATGTAACTGGGGTATCCTAAGAGATTCTTTATCTAATTCTGTTTCGTCAAACTCAATATCTTGCACAACCATAATCTTAATTTCACTTAGATTCACGTAAGATCCTTTACAATATAACCACTGTATGAAAGAGAAACATCTACCACCACAACTTCAGTCATCGTTTGAGATGATGTGAATGGTATATCTCCCAACCGCGTTGGGAACACATTAGCAAATTCTATATCAACCACGCCATTATATCCACTATTTAATATTAATAAATTTGCAGAACTAAAATACTGTTGGGGATTAGTACCGTCTATATCATCTCTAAGATATACCGTTTCCTTTATCCAGTCATACATCTCTTTCCAGTTTCTTAGTTTTTCGTCCACGATCATTCGAACAGATAGTTCGCCGTGTTCTGCTAGATTGCTGGGGATATTTATTGGAGTCGCGTACTTAGTTGCAAACTGTTGCGAACTTACACTTATACCCGGTAGTGATACAGATTGAGTGAAGTATGTTAACGTAGGACATCTATCTACGTTGAATTTGAAAGCGTTTGTTTTTAGATAATTGTCGTTGGTTGGTTGCGATGCCGTAGGATCTAATTGATCCGATGTCACACCACCAATAACAGGAAAATCTACAGACATGGGCATGTACCTCCAATACTATGTAGGCATAGAAAAAGCACGGGAGTTTAATACTCCCGTGCCTTCTCGTTTATACTCTATCAAAACTAGAATCAGTTACCGTGAATGTTATCCACAAGGAAGATTCTGTAGTACTGATTTGCTCTCTTCGAGACTGCTGCGGTTGGATCAGAGCGATCTATTCCTACACCAGCAGTCGAAACGTATGGGTTGTTGACCATGCCGTAGCGAGTCTTGAAACCAATTCGTGGTTGGAAGGAATCCTCACCGACTGCACGCACCATCTGGAGTGGAACGTATGGACAGTAGAACATACCTGCATCGTATGGGTTACTACCTCTGTAACCTACAACTACGAAGTTGGTGCCGTCTTCGGCATAAGGATCGACATACACCTTGATCTTACCGTTAAGTAGACCAGCGTAAGTGTTACCAGTGTCGTCAACATTCAGACTGTTGTTGAGGGCAGGTGAGATGTTTAAGAATCCACCCATTGCGAGGGCTGAAGCAACATCTGCTGAACAGATGATGAAGTTACCCTTGCCTCTACGAGTCTGCTTCGCAATGACGTTTGCTTCGCGTTCGATTTGATACATCAAACCACGGAAGCGTTCTGCTGACCAACGACCATCGGAGTCAACATTAAGATCGTATCGACCACCTGTGCTGGCGACCTGATCAGTACCTTCAGCGAATTCGCTGTAGTTTACTGCAAGATCAAGTTGCTGACAACCAAGTTTAGCGTTGAAGTAGATTGATCGCATAACTTCACGGTTGATCTCTGTTAAGATTTCAGCAGTGAGGATGTTAGCAAGTTCAGTCTCTGCATCAAGACCGTGGACTGCACGGAGATCTTGAGCAAGTTCTGTACTGTATGCAGCCTTGAGTGCGCGAGTCTTAGCAGTCACAGACGTTCGCTCGATGGTGAATGCCATCTCACGGAAAGTGTGTGTAGTATCAGAACCGATCTGCTCGGATTCGTTTCTTGCAAGACCACCGAAGTTACTACCGTACAGTGCGGTTAATGTTGTATTAATGTCATCACCACCACCCGACACACCTGAACCAGCAGTAGCACCCAGAGTTGTACCTGGGAATGGGTTCGTGGAAAGATCAGCGACTTCAGTGAATGCACCAGTACCACCTGAGAAGCGTGGATCTGCTTCGTCGAAGAGTGCTTCGTCGCCACTGTTGTCGTTGTACCTAGAACGCATTGCAAAGATAAGACCGGTAGGTGCGCTCATTGGTTGAACGCCAGCAATATCGTATGCAACTAAGTTAGGCATAGCACGACGAACAAGGCTCATGAGGACTGGATCATAACCAGCCATTGTGCTTGTATCGTTATAAGTAAGACCGTTACCACCACCTGAGTTGTTGGTGGGAACTGCCTCATTAAGTGACATTGCCTTCTCTTGGTTTTCAAGAAGAACGGCGGTCACCTTTTTACGGTATGAACCTTCAATAGAAGGAAGTGCAGCGTGTTCGAGAACAGGGTTCCACTTCTCCTCTAAAAGATCGTATCTGGGTTGATTTTCAAAATCCATTGACATTTGGGGTATCTCCTAATTGAGTTTCTAAGTTTATGACTTGTTGGTTCGACTGAGTGCGTTAACGTAATTACGCATGATGCCTTCAGTCAAAGGTGCTTTTTGTTCTGAAAGATTCTCGGTGTCTTCGTAGTCCAGCGCGGCTGTTTCTACATCACCACCGAAATAACTTTCCTTAAGGACGGAAATCTTATCTTGATATTGCTCTTCGCTATCAAATTCAATACCTTCTGCTAACGCATGAAGTCTTTCAGCGTCGGTATCTACTAGGTCGCGGGAAGCGGTATCAAGAATTTCGTTGCATCGATACTCAAGAATAGATTTCTTTAGTTCGATGTTGTTATTGATTTGCTCATTAAGAGCAGACTCAATTTCTTCGTTTTTGTTATTGATCTCAACGAAAAGGTCAGCCTTTTCTTCTGGTAGATCAACGTGGTTCTCTTGGAAGAGTGACTTAAGACCTTGAATAAAGTTCTCAGCGATTTCGGTTCTAAGACCGTTCTCAAGAACTAATTGGTTCTCTTTAACCCACTCTTCAACAACGTAACCAAGATAATCATCAATCTTCTCGGTTAGTTGGCTAGTAACTGTTTCAAGGTGTTCTGCGAGTGTCGAGGTGTACTCTTCTTGGAGTTCTTCTTCACGGGCTTCTATTCTTTCGTTGATGGCTGCTTCGAAGATAGTAGAAACTTTAAGCATGAAGTCTTCTGTAAGATCCTCACCATCAAAGATGGCTTCAAGGTGTTCAGTGGCAGGAATGACAAGTTTTGGATCTTTCTTTCCGGTTGCCTTACCTGCTATCGTAGCCTTGTTTGCTTCCGCAGACTTCTTCTTCTTTGCAGAACCCTTGGCTGGTACTTCGGCTTCTTTGCCACCTTCGAGTTCATCGGTGTCAATCTTTGCGCCCTTACCTTCAGCATCCTGATAAAGATCTTTATCTTCGACGCTCTTGGCATTGACTACACCCATTTTCATATCGGCTTCATTGATAGAATCTTCGTCATCTCTCAATGCTTTTAAACCGTATGTAGTAGGATCAATGTCTGCTTTTTCTCCAGACATTATTCTACGAACTGTTTCGATTGGATCGGGCTTGGCCATCGGTATAACTCCTTGTTAGTTACTGATAATATATATAAAACTCATAATTTTGCGATAAAATCACGGAATATGTTAATTGCTTTTTCTTCTAAATTTCTACGAGATGTTCTGTTTATTTCTTTTTGGTACTCGGCAATGTGAACTTCCTTCACTATACCATTATCCCAAACCCATTCTTTACCTTCCATAATACCATTGACAAAGGCATTTGGAGCAGATGGATCTGCGACAATATCTACTGCGGCTAACATGAAGTCTTCTTGTACTTCATTGATGCCGTTGTCTAGTTGTTTGATTGATCCCATTCCTCTGGAGGATACACCGAGTTTTGCGCCTTCGTCCATTAAGTTCTTGACGATTTTGCCGTATGGTGTATCTAAAATCTTTGCTTTACCATTGATGTTATCGCCATCCTGGTCTAGACCTGTGATGATGTGAGATACTCTTTCAAGGTTTACCGTTGGTCCATCAGGATGTCCTAATTCGCCCATTGCTCGTTGATTATTAACATAGACATCTGAATAACGACCTACTTCTTTTGCTAGAGTAGCACTAGGATAGATGCGACCATTACGATTCTTTACACCGGATTGCATGAACACACCCTCAATGTGGTAGTTCTTCTTTCCTTCTTTATCTTCGGTAATGAATTGTACCGATTCGGTCATTTCTGTTATTAGTTTCATATCTCAATAACCCCCCTTTTTCATCGTCTTCATCTTCGGCATCGACACCTCTTCTAGATCATCTTCGTCTTCGTCTTCGTCACCCTTTTTCTTCTTTTTAAGGGCTTTACCAACAGTCTTGCGCCTGTTGTTTAGATAGTCATCCGATTCATCGCTGTCGCCATCGTTATCGACATCACTGTCTTCTGCGCCAACAGGATCCATGCCTTCGCCGTCATCTTCTTTATCTGTTTTCTTTGCCTTCTTGGCTTCATTGAAAACAAGTGTATAGACATCTTCTCTGAGTATGTCAATGGCATTTCCCATTTTCATATAGAGTTCTTCGTGTACTATCTCTTTTGTTTTGATATAGTCTTCACTAATTAAAGCAGTAAGCAATTCTTCTGGTTTATTCATTTTCAGTCTTCCTCTTTGGTTTCGTTTTTATGAGCAAACTCTAAGATTCTTCTGAAATTGGTTTCGCTTTCCATAAGATTGCTTCTTAACTTTTTTTGGTTTTCCGCATTAAGGGAATCATGAAGATTTATTATGGACTCACAGTCGTCACTCTCTAGAACAACAAAACTCTCATCCAAAAGAACGAATGGGAGTTTTGACTTTTCTGATAGGTTCTCTTTCATTAGAAGAAGGATATTCAATTCCTCTGTTATCTTTGCTTTCATATCCTTTGCTATACTGATAACCATTTCTTCCATGTCCTTATCAGCAATCTTGTTTATGGTTACGGTATTTCCTCTAGTAAGGAATGATTTTTTATTCAGACCTGCTTCCATAAGACCTTTGGAAAACTCCTTTGCATCAGAAGTAGATCTGAATGTAAAGGACTTTGATCCACTTCTAATTGCTTCGTCTATCTCGTAAGATGTCTCTAACAATTCTGAAGAGATCTCTTCACGCAACTCATCTACCTTATGTGCCAACTTGTAAGACATGACACCCAAGAAATTCTCGGTGAATTTGGTAATGTTTTCGAAGAGTGCGTTTTGCACCATTTCTTTGTATGTTGGTTCTAATGATTTCATATTAGAT